GCCCTATCGCAGCAGTGGACCCCGGTTGCCCTAATCCAAACCCAGCACTATGGCTTGACGACTTAAGCGGATATACTGGCTACGTTAGCAACAAGCTTCCGCATAGCTGGCTACCTCAAAAGCCAACCGATGTCTTGGCCCACGGTATCATAACGCTTAAAGCGGAGGCAGAGAGCGCGGCAGCGTTTCGCAGCAGTAAGGATGAGAGGTGGTAAATGGCGATTCGCAGGGTGACAGTTGAAGAGGTTGAGCTAAGAGTCAAGGGCGTCGAGAAGGTCAAGAAAGGCTACGACAAAATCGACAAGGCCCAAGACAAGCTCGCAGCGTCTTCTCGTCGCACGGCGGGCGCTATGGGCCGGATGATGCAGGGCGCTGGCCGAATGGGCATGAGCTTCGGTCAGGCAGCAACCGCTGCCGCTGGATTTGCCGCATCTCTGCTTGTCGTCCAGAAAGCCATCAGCGCACTCAAAGCGCCTGTGTCCCTCGCTATCGACTTCGAGAAGAACTTCGCGCAAATCAAAACGCTGTCGAAGGATGTAAATGAGAGCGTGCGCCAAGACCTGCTTGGGCTTGCAGCCAATGTGCCACAGACCGCTGCCGATGTGACCAAAGCAGCCTATCAAGCTATCTCGGCGGGCGTGCAAGTGAGCGATGTTGTGCCATTCTTGCGAGAGGCAAGCAAGGTTGCCGTGGGTGGGGCTACGTCACTGACAAGCGCGGTCGACTTGCTGACATCAGCAACCAACGCATTCAGAAATCAAAACTTGACGGCTGCCGATGCTGCCGACTCTTTTTTCACGGCCGTCAAAGAGGGCAAGACGACCATCGAAGAGATAAACGCAGTCTTCGGCCGTGGCGCTGCAATGGCGCAGTTCGGTGTGTCCATCGACGAGATGAATGCAGCGCTTGCCGCGCTCACTAAGCAAGGTATGCCGACGGCCGAAGCAATGACGCGGCTTCAGGCGCTCGTCAAGACGATAGCTAACCCGGTCGGCCAGGTTGCCAAGGGCTTCAAGGCGTTAGGCTTTGAAGCTGGCGTCTCGCGCTTGCAGAATGAGGGCTTGATTGCAGTTCTGTCAGACCTGCAAGAGAAGACCATGGGTTCGACCGAGATACTAGGCACACTCACACGACGACAAGAGGCTAACAGCGCAGCGCTCGGGCTGCTCGGCAACAACTATCGCGAGACAATTGAGACGTTCGAGGCGTTCTCGGAGAAGTCAGGCGCAGCAGCAGCAGCAAACGACATAATGGCAGACACTGTAAGCGGGTTAATCAATCGCTTCAGCGCATTAAAAGAAGATGTGCTTAGACGCATGGGCGAGGAGGTCTTGCCACTTGTCAACGAGGCGCTTGAGGGCTTCATCAGGTTCCTTAGCGTCCATGGCGGCGAGCTTGTCAACACAGTGGGCAGTGCAGCGAAGACTGTGATGGACTTCGGTAAGTTTATCATCGCAAACAAAGATGCAATTGCAGCAGGAATCAAGGCGATGTTCGCTGTCGTCGCTGTGCAGATATTTATCTCGACGGTAGCTGCTGCTGGCACTGCTTTCGCAGGCGCGATGACGACGCTCGCAGCGACAGGCGCGTCTGCTTTCATGGCCACGCTTGGCGGCACGCTCTCAGCTCTAGCAGCGGGCGGGCCGATGCTCGCTGTCATGGCAGGCATCGGCGTTGCGCTCGGCAACATGCTTGGCGACTCCGCAGGTGCTCAAGCATCAGCAAAGCTCGAAGAGTCAATCACCCGAATCAAGGCTCGCATTGCATCAGCTGAGCTTGCAGAGAAGCGCGCAAGGCGTAAGGCCGGCTATGCAAGCAAGCAAGCAGAAGAAAAGCAGCGCCGACAAGTTGCAGCCGGTCAGGCGTTCATGTTTACAGGGGAAGAGGGCCAGGCCGTTGAGCGATACCAGCAGATAAGAACGACCGAAGAAGCGGCAGTACAGACCGAAGCTGGAGCGTTCATCCCAATGCAGGTCACTCAGCCCGGCGTTGCAGCCGCTGGCCAGGTCAAGACAGTGCAGCAGGCATATGACGAGCTTCGCGAGCGTGTAAAATCTGAGATGACTTTCAATGAGTCTCTAAACGAGCTAGAGCGAGAGCAGTTCATCCACGCCGAGACAGAAGAGCGATTGGCACGACGCGCGTCTCAAGAGGCTGAGCAGCGCAGGCAGAATGCTGAAAAGCTGCAAGGGCAGCTTGACGGTGCTCGTTTGGCTTATCGTGACAACAGAGAAACGCGTCGCAAGCTTGCCGCGTCGATACAGGCTGGCACAGCGGAGGACAAAGAAGAGGCCCAGAGGCAGCTCAAGAGTATGGATGAGCAGCTCGCTAGAAACAAAGCAGAGCTTGAGAAGACAATCGACTACGTGGCAGGGCTGCGCAAGTCGGCACTAATCGAAGAAGAGGTAACGAAGGTCACACGCAAGCGCGGTCGAGAAATCGAGGAGCGGCTCAAGTACCAGGCAAAGCAAGAGAAGAAGGCAGCAGAGCAGCGCAAGCTCGCAGCAAAGTTTAGAGGCGCAAAAGGCGGCGGCCGCAGACAGGCGGCAGGCCGCGACGATTCAGCCGCACGCGCACAGCGAGAAGCAGAGCAGCGCTTGCGATTCGAGGAGCAGCAGCGAGAGCAGGCTGAGCGCGCCAGGGTGCAGCGCGGAATAAAATATGACCCCATGGAACTGTTCGAACCCGGCCAAGAGCGCGTGACGGAAGCTGAACAGTCAATGGAACTGCGACTGGCTCAGGAAGAACAGAAAGCAAGACAGCAATTCGAGAAACTAAAAGGCACAGAGCAACAGAAGGCTGACGCGCTGCAAGCGATGAGTCTAAACAACTTGCAGCGACGACTGCTCGCAGAGGCAGAGCTTAAGAAGCAAAGCGAAGACGTGCAACAGCAGCTCGACATACAGAACGCCGAGCTTTATTCACAGTTCACCGGGCTAACGGCAGAGGCCGAGATAATGAAGCTCGACCAAGACTTACAGCGAAAAATGGACCTTTATGACAAATATGGTAAAGACACAACAGAGCTTGAGGTCCACTACGCAAACCTACGAATGAAGATCGCAGAAGACGAGCGCAAGACTATTGAGAGCGCTGTGCGGCAAAGCAACATCGATATCACAGGGTCAATCGGCACAACCATTAGCGCAATCTCAGAGGTTGCTGAGGCGGCAGGCGCAAGCCGAGAGGTGATGGCAGTGTTAGAGGCTGGCCAGATTATCGCAAAGGGCGTTTACCACAAATTCATGGCGGGCAGTGAGTTTGCGAACGCAGCTTCAGCCGCAGCGCTGGCGTTCGGCGGAGCTAACCCAATTGCAGCAGCAAAAGCAAAGGCGCACACGGCGGCAGGCATCATGCACACCGTGCAGGCAGGCGCGGCAGCTGTGCAGGCAGGAATCGCACTTGCGGGCGGGTTTGGGGGCGGCGGTGGTCGAGGCTCAGCAGGCGGGGGCGCTGCGGCCGGTCTACAATACCAGCAGCCAGCGAACGCGGGCAGGCTTGCCGACCGAGAGCGAGACGACCAGCCAGCGGCCGCGATACAATTCGGCGACATCGTTCTCTCGGATGTGCCAGCGCTGTTCAGCCGTGCAGGCATTAACGCGCTCGGTCAATCGATATCCGGCAGCGTCGTCGAAGCAATCAACCGGCAAAACGCGATACCGGGCGGCGCTCGGCTGTCGCGCAGGTCTTCGAGGAGATAACCATGCCAGACACAAGAATTGTCAGACACTGCCCAGCGCTCGCAGCAGAGCACGACGTGCGCGGGTTCGCCTCGCAGACATTCTATAAGGTTGTGGGCGCAGACACTGTTACAGTGCCGCTGCCGACGTACACTGAGCCGCATTGGGATGCTGTGGCGCTGCTTAACGGATATGGAAGCCGAGACGGGCAGACGTTGAGCGATGTGATGAACTTGGCTTGGGCAGCCGGCGGCAACCTCGGCACACTAACGGCAAAAATAAACGAGGATACTGACCTTTTTGAGATAAGCATCTCAGGCGGCGGCAGCATCTCACTTGAGGCAGACAGCGGCAGCGAGGACCACGCTCTCTACGGGTTCCCGACGGCAGGACTGGCTGCGGGAATCACGCTTACCGCAACAGGGCCATGGCGTCGCGGTGTGTTCATGCCCACGGGTGGTATAAGGCTCAGTCAAGCGGGCGGCTTCACGGTCACACTGCCAGACCCAAATCAGCGCATGAGAAAGCAGAGTCTGCCAACCTGGATACGAGAGCGCGGGCTTAACACTGACAACGATGACGTATGGTCAGGCAAGACCCTAGAAGACGCAGTAGAAGTGCAAACAGCGGCAGCGGGCACACCTTTTATTGCTTACGTCTCAATGCTTGTTGAGGCAGATGGACATTGTAGCGTCGATGTCTTATCTGGGCATACCGTGTCGCTCAAATCGACAGACGACGCGTGCGCGTTTTGGCGCACCTTTGGATTTGATGGCACCGAGACATTCACAACGCACGGCAATCGCAAGTACATCAAGTCAACCTATCCTGTAACGACATTCTTTGCGTCACCAGCGGGCTATGTAGAATTCCGCCGCTTCACTGAGTACCGTGACAACCACGCGCTAATGGCCAACGCGTCAGTAGTGACAGCAGGGCTTGCACCATATCAAGGCTTCAACCTAACGCTGCGCGCGCACGGGCCAGCGCGAGGCCCAAGTGAGAGCCAAGAGAAGCACTTGCGACACTTCATGCAGCATGTGCGGCGTCGCGTCACGTTCTATCCACAGTGGAGAGACCTTGACCACGCAGACGGCAGCATTGAGGTCCGACGACACCGAGACCTGCAAAACGCTGTGTTCAATGTCGATAAATACGGCAACTATCACACGACCGAAGCAGACGCAGAGGCCAACCACTACGCACGGCGCAAGGGCGGCAGGCTGTGTATGCGACTTCATCCGAAGAGCGGGCAGATGACACAAGAGAATTACACAGGGCAGCAGATAGACGCTTATCAGGACTTGCAGTTCAAGCTGCTAGATGACACATCTCGCCCAGTGGTCGACGATGACAGGAGTGGCACGGCATGAAACAATTGACGCTTATCATCCTGCTTGGGCTTACCGGCTGCCCAGGACCAGAGGCAACATGGCGCGACGAGTACATCATAGACAACTGTCTACGCTGCAAAGAGTGCTGCATGATTGTAACACCAGAAGACGAGGGCGAGGCCGATGATTAACTCTTCGGGCCTTCTGGCTTTTCGCTTTCTCGCTTTCTGGCGCACGCGGGACAAGTCAAGCCATCAGAAGCCAGCACCCGCACGACCATTCTAAAACGACAGCGATTGCATTCAACGCCGCAGACAGGCGCAGGCACGCCATCTAGCGTTGCGCCTACCCAGGTCATTAAAACAGTAAAATCATCTTCAGTCGCCATGCTTTCAATATAGCTGCTCGGCAGCTCAATCGCCGCACTTTCTTAATAGTGACCGAGCATGTAACCTGCTGTGGGGTAACCACTTACACGAGCACATCATGAGCCGTCAGAAGCTAATTGAAGAGTTCTTAGCGTCGCGCTCTACTACGCTTTACAAGGGCGGCACACCTAAGAACGAGAAGCAGGCAGCTCAGCGCTTCGAGTGCCAAAAGATTGCAGGCGGCTGCACGCTGACTGGCCGCGCTTGCGGCATTCGACACATGCTTGCAGTGAAGCGGCACGCAGGCTCGCTCAACGGTGCGCGAGCATTCGACAACGCGGGCATGTTTGATGCGAGATGCGATAAGGTTTGCAGCGAGTGCAGCGACGGGGCAGCCCGCGCTCAATTGCTCGGCATCGATGAAGTAGACTTGCGCAGGCGAGCGGTCAAGCGCTCGGTCTCACAAAAGCCTCGCGGCGGCAGGATGAGCGCAACCCCAGCGCAGCTCACAATACTAATCCAGAAAGAACGTTTTACCACCGACGATGTAATGCAGGCGCTTCAAATCACGAAGTGGTCGGCCGCGAAGTGGTGCAGGCGGCATCTCGATAGCGGAGATATCGAGCGCGTGGGCAAAGATGGCAGGCGCTGGATTTATCAAGTCGGCAAGTAATAAATGTCACCACCACGCCGAGCGCTGCGCTCTATCTTCTTGACCTTACGGTACTTGTAAAGGTCCGTAAGCAGACCACGAGCGAAGTGCACAGCAGCACGGTCAGCATGGAAGGCGTTCTCACCGCTGTAGAGCTTCGCATCCACCAGAAAGCCAGCTGCTTCTCGGATTGTTATACCTTTGCTCGGCGTCTTCGCTGCCGAGATAAGCTTGTCCATCAGCGCAGCTTTCGCGACATCTCTATCGTTTACTTTCAACTTTCAACCCTATTCGTTTGGCTAGTCTAATTACTGCGCGAGCATATCGAATCGAACGCTTGCCGCACTTGTATCCTGCATTGTACTTGCAGACGGTCTCTGTGTCATTGCTTGCATGTTTCTGCCATGCGAGATAGGCGCGCACACCAGCCTGCACCAGGTCGCAGCCTGTCTCTTTGCCATCAGGGCAGAAGTAACGCGGCAGCACTTGTAGTGGACCGCGCGCGCCGGCGTTGCTCGTTGCATCGGTCAGCCGGCTTTCATGATAGGCAAGTGAGAGCAGCATCTCAGCTCGAATGTCAGCAGCTCGCGCAGCGCTCTCGATGTCTTCGCAGTATCTTTTTTGTTCCGCGGTCGGGCTCGACAGGCCAACAATCGCGAAAAGTGCAACACATATCGGCGTCATAAGTTGCCTGTTTATAAGGGTTTTTCGGAACGTATCACAAAAAAACGAAAAAAAGCACAAATAGTTGTTGCGTACCAATGTACACAGCTGTACATTGGTTTCACACAGAGCGGCACACCGCAGAAAGGAACCGAGATGAACAACTTGATCGATATCACCGAGATGAGCGACGCGGCACTTGACGTATACCTTCGAGCCAAGGGCGGCGAGGACAACGTTTGCGTTGAGCACCTAACAGTCACCGAGCGTCGCATGGTTGCGGAGGCAATGGGCTGGAACATGCGCAGTGCGCTCACTCAGCACTGGATCATGGGTAAATAATCTAATGCCCGCAAGGGCTGAAAGGGTGGGCTTATGTCTGCTTTGTTTTCTTCTTCTTCTTCTTCTTTCTCTGTTGTTCGCGACACTGGCCGATTCGGCGACGTGTTCTTTGCTGTCGTTGATGGCGACGGGTGGACTGTTGCCTGCTATCTCGAATCCGAGGGAGGTGAGGCGATGGCTAAGCGCCACGCTGAAACCGGACGGCATCAGAGCGCGCCTATCGCGCCTTCAACCGAGGTGCTTGCGCTCTTTTCCAGATAGCGACACCATCGCAGAAAAAACAAAAAATCTGCGATGGCGCAAAATTGCGTCTTGTGCATATCAACAAGCAGCAGAGCAAAAAAGGGGAAGACATGAGAGCAGGAAACGAAAACATGAGAAGCGTACAGCGCATGGTCATCGAAGAGCACAGCAACGCAACGGTAAGTAATGGCAAGGGCGCTGTGATGGTGGCTGAGATGTTCGGCCAGCCTACGCTTGTAAAGCTCGCGCCGTTATCACTCGGCGGGCTATCGCGACGCGCTGAGTACATTGAACTATTCGACGCGGCAGCAGCTCGCATCGGGTTTAAGCGCGACAAGCGATGCCGTAGCGGCTGGCGGAGGGTCAGATAATGCGCTCGCTAGTGATGCACAAACCAACCGGCCAGACAATCGAGGTGCTAGGCGGAAACCGTGAAATTATCCGCGAGATTCTAGCTCTCTTCGGCGATGTTCTTTTATCCGATATCGCAATTGTCAGAATCTAGCTGTTGAACATTGCGCCTGTGTTCTCTACTGTACACTCGAAAGGATAGCAACAATGAGTAAGCAGGCCTACCAATGGGCGGCTGCGCTGACTGTGCCGGTTAAACCCGGCGGCAGCTCGGTGCTGGCCAAGAGTGTCTTACTGTGTCTTGCATGGCACGCGGACGCTGACGGAAAGAACGCGCGACCATCGAGGAGCACAATTTCAACGCACACAGGCGCATCCGTTCGCAGCATCGTGAGAGCGTTGCAGCAGCTTGAAGAATGCGGCGCGATTTCAAAGCAAAGCGGACACAATAATCACTCGACTGCGACCTATGCACTGAATCTCAAAAGTGACAGCCTGTCATTGAAAAGTGCCAACGTGTCCAATTTCAAAAGTGACAGCCTGTCATTGAAAAGTGCCAACGTGTCATTCAAAAGTGCCAACGTGTCCGTCAAAAGTGCCAACGTGTCACCCAAACAGATAAACAGTAAGAATAGATTAACAGATGAGAGCGCAGCCACCACCGAACTAATCAACAAGTGGGTAGACATATCTGGCCAGCTGGCTGTGTCACCAGTCGATGGTAGAGCGTTAACAAATATCATCAGCATTCACGGCGTCGACAAATTTAGAGCGGCGCTCGATGAGCTGGACAGAGACAAGAAGAAGATGGCACAAGTCGGCAAGCCATGGCGGCGACTGTCAATCAAAGCCATACTTGATCGCATAGAACGAGCAGAGCAGAGAAGAAAGAAAACAGTAGGCGTGTCACTCGATGACGCATGGGGGAGAAGCAGGCCGAGTGCGCAGCAGTCGAGCCTGTTTGAAAAGCTAGGAAAGGAGAGCGCGAGATGAGCGCGGTACTGAAAGACTTAGAAACACAACTCAAGGCCATTCTTGCAAGTCGAGATGTTGAGCACGTGGAGGAGCAGCCGCCCGAAGCGCCGACAGAGTGGACATGGGATCATATCGAGATAAGCGAGCTTGGTGGTCTCGTGACTGCTGACCGCGTGAAGCAGTACAGGCAAGGCTGTCTCAACTGTTACCGCAACGGCGGATACGTGACAGCTGTTGCAGACGAAGGGTATAGAACGCTCAAAGAGTGTCCAGACTGTTCTCTGTTAGTGCGCAGAATAAAGCGAATCAACCGCGCAATGCTGCCAGCTAAATTTAGCATGAGGCGATTTGCTTGGGAGCGAGTCAACATCGATGGCGATAACAGCGCAGAGGCGGCTCTCAGCGCGTGGGCCTCGACACTCATAGACATCTACCGCGGCAATGTGAACACAGCGCCGAGCGTGGCATTCTGTGGTCCGACAGGCGTCGGCAAGAGTCACGCAGCCTTTATGCTTGGCCGCAAGCTCTTAGAGGCCGATGTGCCTGTAAGGTGGGTCAACTGGATCAAGCTCATCGAAAACATGAGACAGAGCTGGCGAGATGATAGCAAGTCAAGCGCGAGCGACCTATGGGGCAGCGTGTTCAAGATAGAGCGAGGGCTCATCGTCATCGATGACCTCGGCGCTGGCAGCGCTACGGCGTATAGCCGCCAAGTCGCTTGTGACCTGTTCGAGCTTTGCCCTAACGGCGTCAGTCTGCTCATCACGACAAACGGTGTGCCAGACGGCAAGGATGAGCACGGGCTCGACTATCTCATCGGCAGCCGCGCAGCTAGTCGGATGTCAGGTATATGCGCAAGCGGTTCAACTATGTTCACGTTTCGAGGCCAGGACATGCGACGAATAGGCAGGCCGCTGTGTTAACCATCGGCATCGACCCCGGCAAGCAGGGCGCTGTGTGCTTCAGCGTAGACGGTGAGCCTGTTTATTGTGAGCGCGTGCCGACCGTCAAGATAGGCGGACGCAATCAATACCATGTGAGCGAAATGTCAGCTCTGCTGGGGCATGGGCTGGATAGAGTTTTCGAGAAGGGGCTCGGTGAGTACGAACGGCCAGGTCTTGTCGTCATAGAGCGCACGCAGGGCGGCGGCGGTGGTCTTAAGAAGGGCAACACCGCAGCCCACTCGCTCGGCTTCTGCTCAGGACTATGGCTAGGCATCTGCATCGAGAAACGATGGAAGACGATCCAAGCGCGGCCGGTCGACTGGCAACGGCTTATGATGGCCGGCATACCCGGCTCATCGGGAGACGGCGGGAAGGGTCGCAGCATACTAGCAGCTGGAGCTCTATACCCCCAGTGGGTGCAAAACGGCGGGCTGATGCGCAGCGCTCGCTGTCGCAAGCCAGACGACAACTTTGCAGACGCTGCTCTGCTGGCTGGCTACGGCGCGCGGCTACTTCGAGCGGAGAAGTGAGCGGCTGTGTTTACAACAGATGATTTGTGTGAAATATATGATGTCACTGTGGTCAGCGGGGAAGGTCACGACAGGATCGTGATTAATGTTGATTACGGCATATGGCAGCATTACGAGAGTAAGAACGGCGCTGAGGTATTGGTCAGCGAGTCGCGAGGGCATGACGGTGACCTGCTGCGGCTTATCGGGCTGTATATTCAAAGCGCGATGGAAGGAGAGTCGACTTATGGGAAGTTGGATATCTGACGACCAGCCAGCACTCGGCGGTGCGTCTGGCACAATCGGCGGCAGCAACGTCGCTGGCGTTCTCGGTGTTGGGCGCTACGGTGACCCGCACAAAACGTGGCAAGTGATGACTGGTCGCTTGACTGTCGAAGAGACGCCGGCCATGAGGCGTGGAAGTGTTCTTGAAGATGTCGTCTCGGATCTGGTTACGCAATACGGGTTCCCGCGCAGCTCGATGGTTTATCGCTCGGCAAATAAGTCGATGGTAAAGCCAGCCGTGCGGACTTTCTATTGGAATGACCGCCGCTTCTCGGCAAGCGTAGACCGTGAGATATTCGCGGACGTAGACGACGGTATACAGCTCATCGGCATCGGGGAAATGAAGACGATGAGCAACCGTGTCAAGTTCGAGGGCGGCACGTTCGACATACTTGGCCAGCATGTAACGGTTGATGTACCTATCGGCTACTGGCTACAGCTGCAACACTACATGCTCGCACGCGGCGTCAACATGGCCGTTTTGTTTTGTTTGCGCGCAGACTCGGCAGCGCTTCAGAGTCTCACCAGTGTTGCAGAGCTGTGCGGCTGCGAGGTAGCGACCAAAGTGGCCGCTGAGCTACTTGAGATGAACGACGCAGAGTTTCACTGTGTCAGGGTTGAGCGTCACCCGATGTATGCTGACATTGTTATTCCCTATCTCGAAGAGTGGCACATGCGGCACATTGACGAAGACGAAGCGCCGGAGGCGACGGCAAGCAGCGAATGCAGAGACTATATCCTGCACGGTGAGCGATTCGGTGAGCTTGACGCTGACGGTGAGCTTGATGAGCTTATCAGCGAGGCGGTCTCGATACGTGAGCAGATTGACCTGCTCAATAGCGAGTACAAAGCAACAGTGAACGCGGCCTGTGAACTGATGGGCAAGTCTTCCAAGGCTAGAGGCTCGCTTGGTACAATCACCGTATCAGAGAAGGCAGAGCGCACGCGATTTGATGACAAGGCGGCACTTGCAGCACAGCCGGAGCTTGCCGAGAAGTACAGCAAGAAGGTAGCAGCCAGCAAGGTTGTCACACTGAGAAAACGATGAGCGACGTTAAGCCAGGTACACCACAAGGGCCGCTCGCTCTACCTGCGAGCTACAGCAAGCGAGACGAGCGCAAGCCGGCAAACTACGGAATACCGAAGGACAACAGCAAGCGGAGGCGCGGTTATTAATGAGAAAAACAAAACCACTTCACGAATACGGTGACCTCAGCAAACCGATTGCAACACTGACTGCAAAACAGCGAGAGCTGCCTAATGGCTGCATCGTTTACACTGGCGGCTCACGCGCTAAAAAGTACGGCAACATAAACTGGAAATGCAGCGAGACGAAAAAAACAAAGTCAATCAGGGCGCATCGTCTAGCTTTTGTTCTTAGGCATTCCAGAGACATAAAAGAAAACCTGCTTATCCGTCACACTTGTCACAACCCGCTGTGCATCAACCCCGACCATTTGCTTGAGGGTACAGACAAAGATAATGCCAGAGACATGGTTGAGGCCGGCCGATCGCTCGACCAGCGAGGCAGCAAGAACCACAACAGCAAACTCACTGAAGAGCAGCGCGCTGAGATACGAGAGCGACGCGCAAACGGTGAGACCTACAAGGCTATCGCTGCCGATTATGGTCTGCATCTTGCGACGATTGCTAAAATCTGCCGAATACCGAAGGACAACAGCAAGCGGAAGCGCGAGCGTTGACTCATAACGAAATCAGGTGTCACTCAAAGCTAGATGATGACCTTTGTGCCCACTCATCGGCTGCGTCAATTATACAGAAAGGGGAATTTTATGATTTACCGCGTACCAATTCGAGATTCTTACGGGGAGCAATGCGGTTACACATTTCACACCAATAAAAAAGATGCCCTTAAGGCATGGAAAAGTCAGATGCTAGAAAAGTGTGAAGAGACGGGCAAAACCTTATGCAACGCTACTGAATGGTATCGGTATTCAGATAGCAAGCATTGGGAGAAAGGCGTTGGGTTTGACCCGTTTAGCGATGCCCTTCCTTTAGACGGAATTAAGTCAATGCCAACGCCAAAGAATAAAGCAGATCTTCTGTATATGCTGCGCGAGTGGGCGGCACATCCATACAACTGATGCTAACGGAGAAAGGAATAAGCTCTGTTGTCACCATGGCTTAATCGACAGCGTATGCGCTTGATAGTAAGACCGCTCTATGCGATGCTTGATAAGCATCGATGCTTAGCAGATTGACACTTTGTGTCATCTCCCTTGTCTTGGCCGATAATGTGCCTCGATGTTTGCAGATTGGGGCCCTAGTTTTGTCGCTGAGCCTCAGTCTGCTTTTCTTTTTGCAAAGTCTTGGCCAAGTTTGCGCCTCGATGTTCGCAGACTGGGGTTGAGCGCTGAAACTGAGACCCCAGTCTGTTTTTTTCTGCCTGCTGTCGTTCTAAAATAAAATCGAGCTTCGGAATTCGCCGGTCTGTTATCGGTCATCGCCAGGGCTGAATCGAGAGCGGATGCGCTGTGATTTGGTTTTCTCTTTGAAGGCTGCGCGAGCTATCTGCGGCGCTGCCTGGTTCGGCCATTGCGTGTTTATTGCCCAATATCTAAGCGCGTCGATACTGTGGTCCCAGACGCCCTTTTGCGGCACAACCTTGGCACCGCTTGCCCACTTGTAGTTCATCACACAGCTGCTGATTGTCCGACGCGTGTCATTCTGGCCACCAAACCACAAGCGATGCGACACGAGCAGCGTGCGCTTGCCGCTGTTGTTCAGTATGAGACGCCACAGCAGCTTAATCCCATTAATCACATCGATGCGCTCTCTGTCGTCTGTGACGTTTAACTTGAGACCGATACCGTCTGGCCAGCTAATGAAATCATCAGAAGCAGACGAGAGTTGCGCGTCATCGCGTCGAGCACGGCCAGCGCGGTCGCCGAAGGCATGAGTGCATGGAATGCTGCCAGGCGGCGCATCGTTACGCCATGCAGGCCATATGCCGGGAATGCCGAGGTCAGGCCGGCCAGCCTTAAGGATAGCGCACACATCGTAAACACTGGCCTCATCTGGTACAGCTTCTAGCCAAATCACCCACGCACCGTCACCATCGCAGGCGTCTCTATCGTAAGACAGCACAAGAGCGGCAGGCATCCGCGCGCCGAAGTCCATGCATAAGTGCGTTTTCATTCCGCGCTTCGGTTCCCACGACGGTTCAGTCAGGTTGCCGCTTGGCCAAACCGTCGGCTCGAAAGTATCGAGCACAGCATCGGCAGGCGCAATAGGCTGGCAGTACAAGTTTTCCGCGACCTCGCGAGGTGACAGCGTTTTGACCCAGGTATCATAGAATGGCAAGTTTTCTTTGTTGCAGATGGTCGCAGCTTTGAATGCACCACCGGGCAACTCATTGCGCTCGTCAGCAATCGCACGCCACCAGCAATTAGGCGCAGGCTTGCCGAGTAGAACAATGCGACCAGGTGAGCCACTACGGACGCGCCCCAGCATCGCGGTTGCCATCTCGCTGTCGTTGTATTGGTTGCACTCGTCTGCGATTCCCCAGCCGCAATCAGGGCCTTCAAGACTGTTGGCGCTTGTGGCCTTAGTGCTCGGTCGCTTCCACGACAGCGCCCACACGCGCGTAACAGCGCCATTGCTTGGGTGCGGTGGTGAGACCCAATGAGGCGCGGGTGTGCCTTTATAGAACGACTGAAAGCGCCAGCCTATCGGCTCAAGCAAGAAGCTGACTTCATTGCTTATCGTTCGAGCGCCACGAGACATGCTATCTGTGACGTAAAAGCCATTCTGTCCGGGGTTGTCTTCATGCGCGCACATCATCAGATAAGGTATCATTCGCGTCTTACCAACACCCCAACCGCCTTCCATCGCGATGATTGGATGCTGCTTGGCGCGGAACAATGCAATGACCTTGCACTGCGCGCGGTTAGGCTTGAAATCTTCCTCGTTCACTCGACAGGCTCAACGTCTACCATGAGGTCAATGTCAACAGCGCGAGCAAGCTGTCGCTGAATCTCTTTGTCGATTGTCTTGATAGGGTCGACCTTCTTTGCTGCCTTCACTTCGTCGGCCGCTTTCAGAATGTCTAGCTTGATGACCGTGCCTTCCTTCTGTCTTCGGTCGCCAAAGTCAGTGAGTCGCGCGTATTCGGTAGCAGCTCTCAGTCGGTCTTGTGGCTTAACCTCGATGGCGTTACCGTTCTTGTCTATCGCGAGCATGATATTGCGAATCTCAGTAACACCTTGCAGATAGGCCTCAGCGCTTGCTGCATGTATCTCGGTGTCATGCCCCATAAGCCACTGCGCGATGCTTTCCGGGTGCGCTTGCGAGTATGCAGCCGCAACATCAACGCGACCGCTGATGCGCAGAGCTTGGATGAATCGACCGCGGGCCACAGGATCCTCGGCTTCGGTTTGATACCCGCGGCGGTGATGCTTGGGTTTTGGCACGCGCACTAGGTCGACTATGTTGTGTCGAGCTTCAAGCTGTTCACAGAATGATTTGTATTCTTTGGACCGATGCCACCGGCTCACGCTGCCCTTGTTGGCACCAGTCGCACGGCTGACCTCATTGATTGATTTGCCTTCTGCAAGCATCTCGAACGCTTTAAGCTTACGCGCCCGCCTAGTCGCTAGGTCGTCTTTCATTGCTTCACCCATGTAGTCCTATTAACCTAGTGTTGCGCAATGTTGCACTTGTTGCAACACCCTGCAACACCGCGACAGAATGGGGATTTTATGAGCTATGACACAGAGCGCGAGAGGTCAAGAGAGCGACGCAAGCAACGGTTGAGCCGGCAGGATGCTGATGATATTGTCTGCATTAACGGGCGATGTAAGACGCCTAACGCGTGCCGGCAGTTCGGTGAGCGTTGTATCAGCAAGATTGAGCAGCCAGGGCAGATGTTCGACGGGTTGCCTGATTGGTAGAGCAGATGACCGAGACCAAGAAAGCCACCATCAAAGAGCTGCGGCCAGACGATAAGAACATCAACCAAAGCAGCGCGCGCGGTGGTGAGATGCTGAGGCGCTCATTGCAGGAGTACGGCGCAGCGCGCTCGCTTGTCGCAGATAAAAACATGCGAATAGTGGCAGGCAATCAGACGCTAGAAGCGGCAGCGGCCATAGGTCTTGATGACGTTGTGGTTGTGCCGACCGATGGCAGCAAGCTTGTTGTGGTTCAGCGCACAGACATTGACTTGGATACACCGCGCGGTCGCGAGCTTGCCATCGCTGACAATCGGACCAACCAAGTCGGCTACAACCCAGACCCGCTAATGCTTGCTTGGCATGGCAGCAACGGCGCAGACCTTGACAAATTTTGGTTGCCCGATGAGTTGGCCGCGCTCGACTTGCCCGATGTCGATGGGCTTGACTTGGGCGAAGAGGACGACGAGCCGATAGGCGACGCCGACGCAGTGCCAGAAGTCGAAGACTTACCGACAAGCAAGCGCGGCGACTTATGGATACTTGGCGAGCATCGGGTATTGTGCGGCGACTCTGCGAGCGCCGAAGACGTCGCGCGGCTTATGAATGGCGAGCGGGCTGAAATGACGTTTACAGATCCCCCTTATGGCGTAAATTACACGGGCGGGCATTTTCACAGTGGCGACGTGAACATAGTGCGAAAAAGAGAAAAACTAGAAAACGACACAAGCGAGCAAATTTACACGGACGTAATACCCGTCATTGCTAACTTTTGCGACGGTCCCATATATACTTGGTTTGCTGGTACAAAGCCCCTTGCTCTTTACGAGGCGGTTAATAAAATTGGCACTATTCACGCACTCATAATTTGGCACAAAACAAACGCGACGTATGCCGCAATGAATGCACAATATAAACAACGCCATGAACCGTGCTTATACTGGAAGCCGAAGAAATCGACTCTCCGTTGGTGCGGAGCAAGCACAGAGAATACGCTTTGGGAAATCAAGAGGGACGCAGCAAATACGTTCCATCCGACGCAAAAACCAGTAGATTTAGCGGAACGCGCCATTTCAAACCATACCGCAAAATCTGTGCTGGATCTTTTTCTAGGCAGTGGCTCCACCCTAATAGCAGCCGAGAAAACCAGCCGTAAATGCTATGGCATGGAAATATCGCCGGCCTACGTAGACGTCATCATCAAGCGCTGGCAAGAATACACTGGCAAAGAGGCAAAACACGAAGACGGCCGCACGTTTGTCGAGGTCGCACAGACCCGGCTTGCCAACACCGAAGAGAGTTGAGACGCTTGACGCAATAACCGCACAGGTGTTGCATGAGCTTCTACACAGTATCAGAGCAGCGAGCCAAAGAGCTTCTAGCTATGCCCGACGAACTGCCTACAAGACCGGCAGGCTGGACAGGCACAAGCATCCACGGCGGGCGACTTGGCCGCGAGTATGAACACCATCAAGAATGGGCAACGCCGAGACAGCGCGCATTCACCATCGGCAAGATGCTGCGAACGTCTGCACCACTTGCGCTTGCAGAGGAGTATCTCACCGGCCGCGTGACCGCTGTGCCGCTTATGGTGCAACGGAGCGAGGGCAAGAGCGAAGAGGCAGCAGAAGCGCTTGAGCGATGGCTAGGTATCGGAAGCCACGCAGAGAGCGGCGGCAGGCTCGGCGGCAATATGTCAATAGATGACTTGCTGCGGCATATGCTCTCGGCTCGCATCTATGGACATTGCGCTATGTCCGAGGCTTGGCACTACGACGAGCAGCAAGGGCTTTATTTTTGCGAGCTGTTCAGGCGTCGACAAGAGAGCTATGACGCCTACGTAACAGAAGAGCGCACAGATAGACTCGCCGGCATTGTTCAGCGCGTCGGCTATCAGTACGGCGGCATTGACCGCAAAGTGCTACCGCTCAATGAAACGCTATGGATTGTTCACCGTCCCGATCTCGGATGGTACGACGGCCGCTCAGTGCTTCGCTCGGTGTATCCACATTGGCGAAGCGAGCAGCTACGTTATCGACTCGAAGACCTCGCAGCCAACCGATGGGCAGCGCCACCGATGCAAGGCAAGCTAGACGTTGAAGCGTTCAGCAAGTTTGCGAACACAGGCGGCCAGCCTGTCACCCGTGACGATTACGTCAGCGAGTTGCAAGACATGCAAACAGAGCTGCGCACGCTGGACAGTGCAAGCGATGGCCATCTGTTGCACGCTTCATGGTGGGAGTTTGCGCCGGTCTCGCAAAGGCCCGGAAGCTATGACCCAGAGCCGCTGTTGCGCTCGGCTGAGCATCACCAGCGCTGCATGATGGAGAGGCTGTATATCAGCTGGCTCGGTCTCGGCAGGCAGGGCAGCGGCGGGGCGTACAACATGGCCAGCGTTCAGTCGCAGGTCATCCATGACGCGACGGTCGATTGCTTGCAGTGGCTATGCAACGCGCTCAACCGGCAAACGGCGCGGCGCTTCTTGAAGGCAAATTTCAGCAAACTAGATCCGTCAGAATATCCAGCGGTAACGTTTCAAGTCGGCGCAATCAAGACCCCGTGGTGGCAGCAGAACGCGCAAGCGTTCGCGCAGTTCGTATCGCAGGGCATCATCACAATGGGCGAGGGCGATGAGCGCGCTATCCGCGCTGCAAGCGATTTGCCACCACCAGAAGACGACCTACCCGATGCGCTTGACCGACAGGCCATGCAGGCAGGCGGCAGACTCAGGACACCGGCAGGACAGCGCGAAGCACAGCGCCCAGGTGACAGCCGGAAGCAGGCTAACCCGTTTGTTGAGCGACTTGTCGAAGAAGGGCAAGAAGAATAATGCCAGTCACACGTTGCAGGCTAGGCGGCAAGCCAGGGTACAAGTTCGGCAGCCAGGGCAAGTGTTACACTTACACCGCAGGCAATGCCGAAGAGCGCACAGCGGCAAAGGCAGCAGCCGAGCGCCAGGGCGCGGCTATAGGTTATTACGCAGGTGAGATGGTCAAGCTTACGCAGTATGTCATCAAGGCTTTAGAGAAAGGCATCAAGCTTCACGAGCAGGGCTTGAGCGGTGACGGCTTGCAGGATGAGACACTGCGATTCGCACGCGAGGGCATCGAGAGCGGAGAGTGGCCAGCTGACAAGATCTTAAAGGCATCGGCTTGGTTTGCGCGCCATGTTGCAGACCGCGAGCGTATGAATGAACCGGCCAAGTGGGACGAGCCGCCGAGATATTCACCTGCTTATGTTGCATGGCTATTGTGGGGCAGCGATTCAGACGACAAGGGGCGCGATTACATTGACCGAAAGGCCGATGAGCTGCGCGAGCGCATGGAGCTGGCCGAGTCTGACCCAAGCACGCCGGCACCACCGGAAGACAGAATCAAGGGCAGCGAAGTTAATGAGCCGGGCAGCGCATCGGCGGACGGTGACGACATAAAGCTCAACGAGGCGACGACGAAGGCGCTAGAGGCCAAGGTAGAGCAGCACAACAAGGAGCACACTGGCAAGGGCCAACGCGTCACGCTCGACATGCTGAAGAAAGTTTACCGACGCGGCGCGGGCGCTTACTCAACGTCGCACCGGCCAAACGTCACGCGGGCAGCGTGGGCGATGGCACGCGTAAACGCCTTTTTGAAGCTCGTCGCCGACGGCAAGCCAGCAAATGCGAACTATATCACCGACAACGACCTGCTGCCTACCGGGCATCCACTGAACAAAGAGGCGGACAAAATGGAAGCTACACAAACGAATGACGAGCTTGGCTACAAGAAGCGCGACGAGGAGATGGCCTACGATGAAGAGATGGGCCACGACGACGAGATGATGAAGGACGAAGAGATGGCTGTCGAGATTGACGGCGACTTGCACGTAATGAGACTTGGCCCACTTCACGACCTGATGAACGGTGAACTTGTCATTGACCTCGACGAAGCTATGGCCAAGACCATCGCAGAGAATACCCAGATGATGATAGACAGCGGCCATCATCTGCCGATTAGCTTTGAGCACGGTATCGAAGGCGGGCAGCGCGGTGAGCGCGGCGCAGACAGGCGGCCATATGGCCACATAACTAAGGTCTACTACGTAGAAGGCGAGGGCATCTACGCATCCAAAGTTTGGTCTAAGCTTGGTCAGCGTCTAGTCGCTGAGAGTATGTCAGCAGACGGCGAATCATCGCTGAGGGTGTCACCGCGCGTCAACAGCTCAACCATCTATTCACCAGAGACCGGCGAAGAGATGGGAGCAGGCGGCGTTATTGACGTTGTAAGCCTGACAACCATGCCTCGTCAAAACCGGATGAGATATGTGCCAATGTCGCGCCCGACGTTGCCAAACGAAACGACAGTTGAAACCATTGAAGATGACAACATCACCGGCCGTAATGAAGCGGCTACACCAACAACACAGGAGAGGATCCTAATGACTGAAAAGAAAGCGAAAGCTGAAGAGGTCGTCGAGGTTCTGTTCGCGCGTGGCTCGCAGGACCACGATGCGCTCTGTGAGGCCGTTGGCATTGAGGGCAAAGCAGACGCGGCAGCAATCGTTGCGCGTGTTGCTGAACTCAGCCGCGTAAACGCCGAGCAGACGACAGAGCTGTCACGATATCGCAAAGAGCAGCAAGAGCGCGAAGTCGCAAAGCGAGAGGCCGAGGTTGACGGCCTTTTGGCAGAGCATGACTTGGACGAGAAAGAAGCTCTGTTCTACCGCGCTGTACTTTTGGGCGAAGACAAGACAAGCGCAGAGCTTGCACGCAACACGCTTCTGAGCCGCAGCACACCCGACCCGCTAGAGGTTGTGAACGCTGCGATTGAAGAAGCAAAGACACGCGGCGCTGTCGCCGCTGACTTCGAGTTGAGCGAGAAGGCTGTTGAGCTTGCCAAGCTTAACCCAGAGGTTGTTGTCGAGATGCTGAAGTGCAACCCGGACGCTGCGGTTGTTCCTGTTGGTGAAGCCAAGGGCAGCGACAATGCAGGTCTTGACGTGAGCGTCGAGATGAGCCGAGAAGACGCAGCCGCTGAGCTTTCACGCGCAGCACGACGAATTTTTAATGAAGCACAGCAGGCCGGACAAAATTTGTCGCTTGCTGACTGTCACGCAAAGGCTCGCGCAGAACGCGTCGACCTTGCTGAAATTGTAAAGTGAGGTAAACAATGTCTCTATTCGTAGAAATCGAGAAAGACAAGGGCGCAAGCGTTGCGGCTGATGCTATCAGCGAGGGTCGATTCCTCAAGCGTGGCGGCGCTGGTTCTGTGGAGCACGAGACAGATAGCACTGCTGCTGTTCTCGGTGTGTCTGCTGCATCTGCTGCCAATGGCGAGCAGGTCCGCGTGTATCTTCCCGGCCAGTATTGCCGCGTTCAAGCTGGCGTCAACCTTGACCCAAGCAACGCAGCTCACCGCTATCTGTCAGCTGGCGCTGATGGAAAGGCTGAGGTTGCTGCGGCTAACGACTGCATTGCAGCGCTATGGCTTCCAAGCGGGGCTATTGATCCAGCTGCCGACGATTTTATCACTGTCCTGTTGACTGACCAGTCAGCGTTCAAAGCTTAAGGAGTGAGATCAAATGGCTCTTAACTACGCACAGAAGAATCCTCGCTCTATATTGCGAGATTATCTTGTTGACCCTAGCCCAGCGCTGAAGAAGGGTTATGCACACCCGAAGATTTTCGGCATTCCACAAATGGGTGAAGGTGCTGTCGCATCAGGTCGCGCTGTTGACCTCGGTGACTCACGCATTCTCAACGGTACATTGCTCGTCCGCAGCCAGCGAGACCTGCTTGCAAGCGCCGCAGACCGCAGCGCTGTGGCACAGAAGCCAGGCGACCCGCGAGACTTGGTTGAGGGCTTCGCTCTCGATCAAATCAACTTTGACATGGAGCAATTCTCCGCGTTCACACGCGAGAAGATTGCAAATATCGAGAACGGCTTCTCAGAAGACGAAGAGCGACACATGGCCGCAATGGTTGCCGATAGCGTCTGCAAGAAAATCGAGCTGTACTGCTCGGACTTCTTCACCGCTCTTGCTGCTGAGTCTGCGACAGCATCAACCACAGGTGGGTGGACAGAGCTTGACTGGCAGGGCGCGACAATCGGTGGCAATGCCATCGGCACAAGCACCAACGCTATTAGCTCGCTACACCGCGCAGTGATGGCCACTAAGCTCGCAGCGGGCGGCAGTGACATCAACTTCATGTGTATGGGTCAAGGCGTCTTCGAGCGCTTGCAACGCGACGCTGAATTGCTCGGCCGCATCATTAACGGCAGCAACTATGCTGTGCAGGGTGAGGCTGTTGCACCACCATCGGTTGCTATGGAAGTCCTCAAGCAGCACCTCGGCATCGAAGAGATTGTTGTCGCATCGGCAGCGCAGGCTGACGTTAAGCGCGGCGCTTCTTGGACACCAGCAAGCGACAACAGTTATCTATGGCCAAGCGACCGCATCTTCATCGGTAACGCTGGCAGCATGGATGTTTCTGTCCGCAACGCTGACCGACCACGCGTTCTTAACGACGCTGGCTGCTTCGGCGCATTCTACTCGAAGGTCTACGAGACAGACATTGGCTACGAAGCCAAGGTCGGCCCGCAGTTCTTGGAGTGTGCTGTTGACACTTGGCTCTCGATGGTTGCACTTGTTCCTCAGAAGGGCGCAATCATCCACAACATGGACTAAGCATGTTGTTGAAGCCTTATCAAAGCCGGTTATCGGTTCTGATAGATGACAAGCGTGCTGTCGTATATCGCGGCGGCACTGCTTATCTGAGCGACCTGCGCGCGTCTAAAATCCAAGAGGCGCACGTGGGTTCACTCATTCCGATTGAGGCAAAGGCCGAGCAGCCTGAGCCAGAGCCGCAAGCCGAGTTGGAGCTTGAGCAGGCGGCTGAGCCTACATCGCAAGACGATGAGGCCGATGTCGTTGAGGTGTTCGTCGAAGACTTGCGCGAGGCCGTTGAGGGCTTGCATCATTCAAGCCGGCGAGCCGTAGCCCGCAAGCTAGGCGGTGACGATGACATCAATACAAAAGACGCAGACGAGCTAATTGCAGCCGCGTCTGACGACGAACTACAAGAGGCAGCACGCGACCATCTGGGAGGTTAAGCAATGGCTGACCCAGACCGAAGCGCGTTTCTCGATGCGCTAGACAAGCGGCTGCGAACACAAGACAAAACAGCAGAGCGTTTCGGCAAGAACATCGACGACATGGCCGAGAACATTGGCCGGCGTCTCGCTGCGACTTTAGGCGCTGACCCCGATGACGTATTTCCAAGGCGCGGTAACGATGGGCGCAACGTCGGCAACACAGACTTCGAGCGCAACATATCAGGGCTTGGCGAGGCAGCGCGAATCAAGGCGGCAGTGCTGTCGACATCGATGGCAGAGCTGGAAGAGTTCGTCAACGCATCGGGCATGGAGCGCGGAACTGTGATTATGTCTGACGGTTTTAAAAAGCTCGCAGGGCTTGCCGAAGAAAGCGCAGCGCTTGCTGGTATACCTAACGTGAGAGGCTCGCTCGATACAGCAGCAGCGACGGCGCTGATGGGCGGCTATGTCACCGGGCGCATTGCTGAAGATTTAGTGGGCAACCTGTCGAGAGCTTCAGCTCAACGGATACGCGGCGCGATGATATCAAACCTCGGCATGATGTCGATGACTGAGGTGGCCAGCCGTATTGCCGAAGAGGAGAAGCTCAGCGTGGGCCGTGCGACGACCGAAGCCAGGACAAGAATGGCAGAGGCTGACAGGTTTGCAAATCAGGTTGTAGCAGACACGATTGACCCGGACGGTGAGGATACGCTGCTCGTTTACATGGGGCCGCAAGACGGCATTACGCGCAAGTTCTGCGACCTGCTAGTGGGCAAAGCTTTCACCACTGAAGAGTTCGAGGCAGCAAACAATCACCAGACAGCAACGCACCCAAGAATCAGCGGAGGCGGCTACAATTGCCGTCATGCCGTGACGCCGATGCCAAACTCACCGTCGGCGCTTGAGGTCATGGGTATAGAGCGCGGCTCAGCGGAAGACGTGGCAGCAGCGAGCGCAGCAGCAAAGGCAGCAAGAAAGAAGAAGAAGAGGCGACGATGAAGCAGATACAAATAGGGCGCGACTATGTTTTCAGGTGGACGCCGCAATACTTTGCAGGCGCATCGCCTAGCGTTACACTCAAAGCAAACGGGCTGAGCACTACACTCGCATTCACAGGCGGCGGTCTTGTGGCAAGCGTAAGCGGGTTTACAAATCGCAGGCAGCTCAACGGCGCAAGCAGCGCATCGGCGCTTGCAGGTCTAACGGGTGACTTTGGTGGGGCTACATGGTGGCTCTACTCACCCGGCGTCTATGCGATACCCGTAAAAGTGTCGCACTACGATGACGACCTCAACGCGTACATACTCAGCGAGCCGCTGCCGTTCGACCCGCCAGAAGGCGAAACGGCCAGCCTCAACCATCAAAACTTCAGTGTTGTTGTCGATGCTGACACGCTTGGGACTGACGTAGACCGAGCAGGCTTCTGGCAGGTTGATTATACAACCGACTTGAACCTTTCAGCTGTGGACAGCCGCGAGATAACGCAGAGCGAGCGCGGACGGCTGCGCGTTGTCAAATCGCCATTCCAGACAGGGCTAAGCGACCACGAGCTGAAAACGTTTGTGCCACAGCTAGGCATGACGCGGCCAGGTCTCTTCGATAGCTGGCTGCCGATGATTGAGGCGGTTGATCCAATAGACGAAATTGAGGCAGCGCTACCAAAGTCGAACTACGTAGACCAGCTAGTCGGCGACCAGTTTCAGCGCTTTCACGCGTACCTTGTAGCCTATCATGCAGCAGCCGTAGGCTACGCGCCAGGGCTTGATCCAGAGCAGATGAGGGCAGCTGCTGACGCAGAGCTTGCGCGCTGTGTAGGTCGTCTACATTGGCTAGATAGCAACAGCGACGGCATCGTTGACGAGGGCGAGGGTAGCTTCGTCAGCAACACACTCGTCGGCTTGACGAGAACAAGTGCAGCGGACACACTGAAGCAGTACAACGACAAGCTGCGGCGGCGTCCCGTTTTAAACGACCCAGATGACAGGTAAGAGGTAATTTATGTCAATCAGAGATATCGAAGTCGCAGCCATCAGTCACAAGGTGGTGAGCGTAGTCACGGCAAGCTGGACAGTCACAGACTTGTCGACGTTTAGCGCAAACTCTGTCACAGCCGCACAGGCTGGCCGAGACATCGCACAGCTTGAGGTTAGCAACACCGGCGGCAACACCATCGGCGTCAAGCTCTACAATGAGACGGGCAACCCGGCAGTTGATGCAAACGTGTTGCAGCTTGACTCAGGCAGCTCTGTCGTATTCCCCAAGGTGAGCGGGCTGCGATACGTTGCAACTAAATCGCTTGTGGGCGGCAGCGAAGCGTCAATCACTGTCTACAGCCACCAGACGGTAGGCACGAGCCCTTGGAGTTAAGACATGGCTAGTCGTTACGGGATAACGCCGGGTCGCTCTGTTATACCTGCTGACTTGCGCGTCATCGGCGGCGATGTCATCGGCAGCGATGCAGAGCGCGATACAAAGGTCAGCTTGACAACATCGCGCGCGCAGGTTGTCGTCGACAACGAGGTTAAGATTGACGCGCAGCCGTCATCGGTAACAATCAGCACGGGCAGCGGGCCAGGTGTAACGGTGGACAGCAACGGCAAGACCGTATTAGTCGCCCCGTTCGACACTGTGACAAGCTCAGACTCACCGCGCGCTGTTGCAGCCACCGACGCAGTGCTCGCAGTGAACACGAGCGGCGGCGCGGTAACCCTGAACTTTCCAGACCCGTCGACCATTCCGAGCGGGCAGATGTTCGTCGTTTGCGACCTCGGCAGCGCCGCGACAAATTCAATCACTTTGCAGTCAAGCGGGCACACCATAGGTGGTGCGTCGAGCCAGACATTAAACCAAAACCGCCAACAAGTGACAGTGATGAGCGCTGGCACCGAGTGGCTATTATTCTGATTTGAGGGGCTTTCATGAGTCACAAGTTTTATAAGGGCAACGTTGCCGCTGATGATATCACTTCGGGCACAGTCGCGGCTGCACGCTTGCCATCACTCGACGGCATTACAGCAGCAGCCGGCAACGTCGACGCAAACAGCAACAAGATTATCAATCTTGCCAACCCGTCAGCAGACGGAGACGCAGCACCGAAGAAGTGGATTGAGGACAACTTCGCAGCATCTGGCGACCTGTCCAGCTACTTGACGACAAGCGACGCTGCAAGCACCTATCTCACACAGAGCAGCGCTTCGAGCACCTACGCGACCATCACATCGCTCAACAACGCCATCGAAGGGCTTGACCCAAAGCAGCTTTGCGAAGCAGCAACAACGGCAAACCTAAGCGCTTTCTCGTTCAGCGCTGGCACGCTCACAGAGTCGAGTGCATCGGGCGCATTGACCATCGACGGCGTTACGCTCGCAAACGATGACCGCGTCCTTGTTAAGAACCAAAGCAGCGACGCGCAAAATGGTATTTACGTTTGCGCCAACATCGACGGCAGCAGCGCAGTCACATTGACACGCGCATCTGACAGCGACAGCGCGACCGGCCTTTCTGATGCTTACGTCTTTATCAAAGACGGCACAGCGAACGCTGGCAAAGGCTTCGTGCAGACTGCATCAATCTCGACAATCAACAGCGATACTGTGACTTTCACGCAGTTCACGTCCGCTGCTTCTTCACTCACACAAGAGCAGGTCGAAGACTTCGCAGGCGCACTCGTCGCAACAGGTGGCACCAAGACCGGTATTACAGTCACTTATGATGACGCGAATGGCGACATGGATTTCGTCGTCTCTGACTTGACAGTCGCAGGCGACAGCGGCTCGACGGGTATGACCCCAGGAGACACGCTCACCGTAGCAGGCGGTGGGGATGTCACGACCGCGATGTCAGGCGATACGCTCACCATCTCAGCAAGCAAGCGCACACAAGAAGAGGTTGAAGACTTCGCGGCTGGCCTAATCACGGGTGCCACGCACACAGGTCTGTCTGTGAGCTACGACGACGCAAACGGGCAGCTTGCGTTTACCACCGACTTGACCACATCGAATATCGGCACCTACGCTGTGACGAGCGGCAATATCAGCAGCTACGCAGTGACAAGCGTTGTCTCGGCAGATGCTGACCTGCTCACGGCGACCAACGCAGGATTTGGCCAGTATTCGCTCGATTTGCCAGACTTCAAGAAGGTAACAGTCGAAGAGGTGTCAAGCTCTGTCTTCATCGACGCAGCACACACCATCACGCGAGCAAACGCCAAGCAGCTTTACGTGTTCACCATCACCGATGACCGCACACTGACGCTGCCGCGCGTCTCGACCACTTCTCAGTATTTCCCCGTTGGCGGTCAAATCCAGGTTAAGCTGTTGAGCGCAACAAGCGGCAAGTCGCTGACGGTCTCGCGATACTCGACAGACAAGATTGACGGCACAGCCGCAAACGTGTCACTTGACACTGACGGTGAGGCTTTGACCTTTACAGCTGTTGCCGCTTCTGGCGATAGTACATCTGTTTGGGTTATCAGCTAATTAATGTCCGGCGAATTTCGGAGCTCAACTTGTTTTTTATCAGATTGAGCTCAGGAATTCGCCGAGACTTTAATCTCCAACAAAGCAAGCAGGAGAGCGCAGCGTGGCGTACAAAAAATCCTACACAAAGATAATTGTTGCAGGGCAGACTGACGTTGCGCCCTCCGAGCACACCGACGAGTTAACGCTCGCCGCTGGCAGCAACATCACGCTCACCACGAGCGACGACACTGTGACCATCGCAGCGAGCGGGGGCGGCGGTGGGAGCAGTTCGAGCAAGTACGTCATGAGGCTGGCCGGCCGGTTCAGCGTGACAAGCAGCTCTGCTTTGATGCTTCACGGCTCTGCGATGAATAACGCAATGGGCGGCGACTTCAACCTTGGGCGGACAGACATTGGCAGCTTGTCAAATACTAGCTTCACCGTCACAAATCGGCAGGCCGCGTATTATTACACGATGGGCATCTGTCCGAGCAACTGCACGCTGGACGAGGTGGTAGTGTATTCTCAGCTGCGATACACGTACACAAACGCGCCGGAGTTTAGAGTCTGGCGTGGCACGTTTACCGCCAACACTGCCGGCGATGTTACATGGACGCAGGTGTTTGCAGCTGAGCCGATAGGCACATCGACGAGCACCGCTGATGTCGGATGTATTGCCACAAAGTCGCTCACAACTGGCAACACCTTCAACGCGGGCGATTTGGTCGGCTTCAGCTTTCAGAGTGGCGGCAGCGTTAACAGCAACCTGAACCAGTTTACAGCCACGCTTTTATTCACGGAGAGTTAAATGTCTGCAAGTCTTGGGCAGTTCGGCGAGGTCTACGTCTCGCAAGTCGACGGCAATTGGCAGAAGCTGCCGGGGTTCGTCATTAAGGTGGGCGCTAGTGACTATCTCGTCGCATGTATCGTGGAGCTTGAGGCTGATGTTGACCAGTCGCAAGAACCGATACAGCTTTATAAGTGCAGCTATAGCGCGACGCCACCGAGCAGCGGCGAGCGCGTATTCGTTCCCGCTGCCTAAATATCGGCAAGCCGGTCGATGACCTCACAGGCTGCATAGAACGCGTCAGCGCCACCGTCACTGATTATGACCTGCAAGTCTTGCAGCTCATTCGTGATTACTCCACCACCACTTGTTACGTCATGCAACAGATTGTTTGCGCGTCTCGATGATTCACCGATGAGCGCTTCGAGCGGATTATCAACACCGTCGAGCTGCTGCTTGGCATTCCTCGCGAAGTAGCCCAGCGCGTAACTCTTCTTCACTTTCTCGATTGCTCGCTTGCGATGCGGCGCTGTTAGCTCGCTGAGCGGCTGCTTGCCCATGGCGGACCTAAGATAATCGATGCCGTCATTGAGGTCATCAGACGCAGGCTCTGCGGTCTTCTGCTGCTGTTTAGGCTGAGGCTTGCGTCGAGTCTGCCGAGGCTTGGCCGGTTGACGCGGTGAGCCGCCACCGGTTGCGCCGTCATCGTCTTCACAAGGCGCAATGCCCAGAACACACATCAGCGTGTATCGTCGCATGTAGGTGATGTTGCTGCCGTAGCGTTGCGGGTCGGGGTTATAAGGCAGCGGCGTTAGGTAACGCGACCACTGGCCGCTTTCGCCATGATCGAGACGAGTGAGCAGCCAGCTCGCATCACCGTGCATGATGGGCATCTGCTGAAGTCGCACACCATGCTCTGCAAGCGCTGGCACAACCACGCTGAGCATATCCTCAACGGTGGCGTACTTGTATTTCCTGCCGTGCATGTTCATCTCGCCGCGCTTCGGTATTGAAGGCATTGCCTTGACGGCCTCGCACACGGCGAGACTAAGCTCGCCCTGTTGCGCTGTGCCGCTTACCGCGTTGTCCAGTTCTGTTATAGTGTCCATCATTGACCCCGCTTCTCGGCTGCTGTTTGCGCTGTGTGCTGTCGCTGGTAGAAGCCCCACTCTGCCGGCGTCTGGCTGCGATTAGAGCGAGGCTTGCGCGCAATCTTTGCGATGGTCTCGATGACATCGAGAATGTGATGGTGCTCGTCGTCGTCGTTGAGGGTCGCACGGAAACCGTACTCCTCAAGAATGCTCACCATCTGGAAAAGCAAAAGCTCGCGCTTGGTCCAGTCTAAGAGCTGCAAATCGTTGAAGGCTTCAAGCTCGGCATCCGACATACTATTGATTGATGGTAATAAATCGTTCATAATGGAAGTGCTCCTTTCTTTGCGCGGTCAGTCACTTCCCCGACTGGCCGCGCACTCTGTTATGCAAGCCTAATGTACATGCCTGACTATTGGCTGTCAACAAGCCTGTTGAATACTTTCATCTGTGCAGCATGGAAGCCTGCAATGGTGTTGTGCTTGCGCCAGTCAGCAGCGTTGCGAATGATAACTGTGTTCTTGTACACAACGCAGAATCGCCTAACAATGCGACCGCTGCGGCAGACCTTCGCGCTGGACATTCGATAGTCGCAGCGGTCGAAGTTCAGCACCTTGGCGGCCGTCTCGGCGGGCAGTTCGCTGAGAATGCGCCGCACGGTCTGCCAGGTCATGCGGTAATGTTCTGATTTGAGTTCGATGCTCATTGTGTGCTCCTTGTTGTTTTGTGTTGGCTGCTATAGCGGGCGGCCGCAAGAGTAGTGGCCATTTGCACGAGCCTCCAGTTCGTCGTCGGCTGCGTGCCATCCAAAGACCCAGGCCTCGAAGCACTCGTCTTGCATGTTCGGCACATGCGCGCGAAAGCCTCGCTGGAAAAGCCGTTTCCACGCGCTGTAGTCATACAGCCCCCTGCGCGTTAAGCCGAGGCCTTTCTTTCTACAGCGGTATCCGTCGCTTTCAGCATTAGTCACCATTGTCATTCTGATGCTCATTGTTTGCTCCTTTCTAGTGCGTGCCTACTTCGCGAGCTTATAGGTGGAACGCTTGCGCGCTGGCTCGATGATTCCGGCGTCCAGCAGGCCAGACATGGCCTCAGAAAAGTCAGATGGATACCCGCACCAGTTGTTAACGAAGTAATCGTTGAGAAATGTGTATCGGCCCGGCTTGTTGAATTTCTCAAAGCATTCGATGATTGTTTTTTGTGTGTCGTTCATGGTGCTTCCTTTCTGCGGTGTTCCCGCTCTGTGTGAAACCAATGTACACGTCTGTACATTGGCGGTCAAGTGGTATTGCAGCTTTTTTTGAGATTGGTGTGTTTTTCTAAATTTCACGCTTGATGCGATGCAGGTCTCGCTGTGATAGAATCACGCCATGAGCAACGTTTTAACACCGCTACAGCGCAGCGACCGCACGCCTGCTTTCTTCTTATGGGTTGCTGGCGTTGATGTCTTATACGGCAGTATAACGCCGCCCGATAGGCTCTATGATATCGGTGCGAGTAGTGGCACGTACCGCAAGCGCACTGCCATCATACCAGGGCGCGGTATGAATTTTCGACGGCGACTTGAGATTGAGGACCATATCATCGAGGCGTCACCCGTTGATGTCGTTCTCGCTTGCGATGACCAGTACGACGACAGCAGCACATCGACCGACCCGGCTAATATCTTTGGGCGCTTCGGCTATGAGGGCAGCAGCTTTGTATACTTTGCGGCCGGCGAGAATATCTTGCAGTCGGCGGCAACACCTATCACCGTCGAGGTGGTCAGCGACCCGACCGCGCTGTTCAGCGTTAACGATATTGTGCACATCGGGCGCGAAGCTCTGCGCATATCAGCGATGGACGCGGTAGCCAAAACAATCACATTCGACGAGCGCGGGCTGCTCGGCACGCTGCCGGCTGACCATCTGAGTCACGCGCAGACAGACACGCAGCCTGTCATCACCGACCGGCCGGTATACTTTAAAGGCAGGCGTGCAATTATCTTCGAGTGCGACCAAGTGCCAGATAGTACGTCAGACGCTTGGGTTGAGCGCTGGCGCGGGTTCATCCCCCATGAACCAGAGTTCGGGCAAGATGGCGCAATCCATACGTTGACAATCCGCGTATCACCGCTGACAGCGCTGCTCGATGTGCCGCTCGGCGACAAGTTCTCAAAGGTTACACTAGAGACTCGCTATCACACGTTCGGCAGTGATGACGACGCGCTTGCTGGCACAGGCTTGGTCGGCACTGTTATCGACTGCTATCACGAGGTAATGGCTGGCGACCTGTTGCGCGTGAGCTTAAACCCGCAAGCGGCAGAGGTGGCCTTTCAAAGCTTCGAGAGCGGCGACTCGGCGCTCTGCGCTCTTACGGATGAGTCAGTAGACAGGCATCAAGATCTCGTCGGCCCGCTGTTTAGAGGCTACTCTGCTACATATCACCCGCGCGCGCTGCCGATGTGTCATAGAGACGACATGACGCCGTTGCGAGTTATAAACGGCTACATCTCTGTGGATAGCTTCGGCGCAGACGTCGATGTGTTCGATGTGTCAGGCTTCAACGATGTAGACACAAGTACGAACGCGCGTTTCGGTGGTGGTGTTGCGGGCGCGAGCCCAGCCGTGAAGCCTGAGCCGGGAGTGCCGAGCCGATACGAGCGCACCATGCTGTCCGGTGTTGATTGTGCAATGAACGCGCGCGCTGGATATTGGCGCGCTGTCTATCTTGTCGACCGCTTCGGTCACCCAAGCTATGCGCTAAACCCGGCTGATGAGAATTGGCCGCAGACATACGAATGGCCGCGCAGGCTTATCGAGGTAATAAACGAGACCGGAAGCGATGCAAACAACTTCGGTTGGAACGTGGGCCATGATGAGGACTATGGCGCGTGGGCTTCCATCAGACTTGTCGACGACAACGCGCTTGAGCCTGTTTTCGTGTTGTCTAACAATATGGACGGGCCAGTCCATGTGACGTTCTGCAATAGCGACGTTCCTGCATTGCAGCGCACGCGAGAGGACAATCTGCCCACGCCGCAGTGTCAGTTTAGACGAATGCGCACAGGTATCGATCTAGATAATCGCCACAACTCAAACGACAGGATTGACGGCGAGGTAGTCAGACTAGGTAACGATGAGGGCGACCCAGAGACCATCAGGCTTGAGCCTAATGACAGCGACATAACATATACAACGCGCATTGCTGAGGCGTTCTACCAGGCTGGCGAGGGTTACCTGCTCACCAGTGACTTGGTTCGCGTACCGGCTGGCGGATTTGTCATGCTTGAGGCAAGCCAGGGCGGCGAGCTAATAAACACTTTCAAAATCACCGAGTGCACGACAATCACTGTCGACGGTAATACACTTTACCGCTGCAAGATTGCCAACCGATACCAGGCCGGAGACCGGGCGCTTGGCCCGCTCAAGACGATGGCGCAGTATTATGGCGATGAGCCTATTGAGCTGGCATACGCAGCGACATTTGCCACGCAAAACATCGGCGAGATTTGCTTGCAGCTCTTAACGTCACAAGGCGGCAACGGCATCGGCGGCGCTTATGATAAATTATCGCACGGTGCAGGGCTGCTAGACAGCAGCAGCAGCTATCTAGGCACGCAAGGCGCGAGCTATATCAACGGCAGCGTTGATGTCGATGCGTCATCGTTTCTACAGATTGACAATCCGATTCCCAACGCTGTCTACCGTCCAGTATGGCGGAACGGCCAAACGGTCTACGAAGTGCTGGCAGGCATCTTGCGCTGTGCTGGCTATGTCATCGACATCAGGACAGATGAGCGCGGCCGCTGTCGTCTCGCAGCCGTGCCGCTAGGCTTTCCAAGTCGCACAAATATTATAGGCACGCTCACCGAGGCAGACATTGCAGACGCGCCACACCCGCGCAGTCCTGCTCAACTCGACATCTTCAACGCTTATCTCTTCAAGTATAACCACGACGAAAGTGATGAGCCGCAGAATGAGCAAAAAGTCAGAGACCAAGTATCCATTGACACGTTTGGCGCTGAAGAGGTTTTAGACGTTGAGCTGCCCGGAGTTCACTTAAGCGATGAGCTAGATATCATTCACCAGCTGCGCCCAATGTATCAGCGCTTGCGCTTCGATTTAAGCTATCCTCGACGGCTGTGGAGCTTTGAGGCTCGCGGCGGTCTTGCCGTTGCAGCGGAGATAGGCGGCAGCTATTCGGTGACGCACCAGTTGCTGCGACCACATCAAGGGCTTGGTGTGACAGACCAGCTTGCTCGACTGCGCGAGGTCTCGCATATCGGCTGGCAACCTACCTGCAAGCTTGAGTTCGTGTACTATGGCACAGAGGGCAGCGGGTGGGCTCCAGCGCTTGAGGTGACTGACGTGCCGACCGCGACGACGATTGTTGTGGCCGAAAACACTAACACCGGCGAGACTCACCCGCGAAGCGGCGCAGACATCGAAGACCTGACAGCCTTTGATATCGGCGCGGCAGTTTACTTGCAGAGCGGCGCAACAGTTCTTGTCTACCCGGCTGGCGATATGGACAATGTGACCAGCTTAACTATTCAGAGCGTGAGTACGACGACGAACACGGTGACGTTTACCGCTGCGCACGGTTTGCCGCTCGCATCGCAGGACCATGTTGTTGTGCCGATGGCCAGCCCACTAGGCACAGTCGCTGCGGGCTTTGAAAATTACGCTTACATCGGAGATGTAGTGCTCTCATGAGTGTTGTTATTCCACCAGCGCGAATATTGCCGCCAAGTCTTGAGAGCCGGCAGTGGCTTGCGCCAGTGCGCGCAGAGCAGATGAGCAGGTTTGCCGAGGTTGCTGCGCACTTGGCAGCAGTTAAGGCCACAAACCACATCACGCATCGCATCGGGTACATCGCACCTAATGTCACAACCGTCGTTCCTAACCGGCCAGGCGACATTAAGACCTACGACCCAAGCGGCACAGCGACGGTGCTGCTCGAAGGCACGCACGAGATTGAGCTGCCCCACACCAACCCGTACAGCAGCTATTGCGAGGTTGTGCTGCTTGTGCAGGCTCACCCGTTCACAATTGAGCAGGACACATCGTCACCTAATTTTGACAAGCCGCGCATTCCAGAGCTCAAACTGCAACTTAAAGACAGCAGCGGCGTCATCGTGGACCCGACCGCGGCAGAGCGCGCAGCGGGTGCGAGTTACGCAATCAAGCTGACCACGAGCAACGGCGGGCTTGATAGCGACGCAGGGCGCATCGGCAACGCGGACAGCGATGGGCCTTATGAATACCCAGTGCAGCGAGTGGTGTGCGCTGTGCGGCCGCACGATGCCTACGCAGCGGGGACGCTGCCGTCAGCTATACCGAGAGGGCTGCGCTATGGCACGGTTGAAGGCACAGGCGGCGCTGTCGTTCTGGAGATATCGTTTAGCGCGGTGAGGGTTCTGCAAGTGGACATAAACGAATGTCCGGCGCTTATCGTTTAGCGCGAGGCCAGGTCAGCGAAGTCTGTTTCATCGCCCTTGTGGTCAAGCTCAATGGCTGCTCGTCTTAGCAGCTGCGCCCACTGTTTGCCCGTCATCACAGGCACAGCGTGCCCGATTCGCTCGGTGATGGTGTGACGGTCGGCGTGCACATATGGCTTCTCGCTCTCAACGTCTGCACCGTCATTGATTGTGCGTCGCAGCGTTATCGGATGAGCACGCACAGCGCGCGCAAGCTGCCTGTCAGACGTTGGGCCAATAACACTCGCCATCCATTCTGCAAGCTGCTTCCGCTGACTGAAAGCAGCGTCCACTGCATCCTTTAGTGTTTTCGTGTTTTGCATTGTTTCTCCTTTCTGCATAGGCCAATGTACACGAATGCACGTTGCGTGTAAATAGTAACGGCAGCGGCTAAAATAAAAAGCAACGAGGAGTTTAGATGGCTGATTACGCTTTCAACTTGACCGATTTACCGGACATCGCGCAGACAAGCGTGGGCAGCTCAGATGTTGCGTCGGTGCTTTCTAAGATTAAGAACGCGCTGAACATGGCGAACGCGAGGACAGTGACGCATCACGTGTCGCAGAGCTGGCCATCGGGTACGACGTTTGGATCGTTCGACATGGACAACGGCGCAATCGGCACGAATCAGACAGCGTGCGTCTGGCGTCTGCCGGTTATGGGCGATGGCTTCGGTGATTATGTCATCAAGGTCAAGTGCATCTCGGACCAGGCCACCGGGCCAATACTCAACTTTACAAACAGAAGCGGCGACCTAAAGAGTTACACGCTTGTCGCAGGCGGCGTAGGCCAGCCGGCTATCGGCGCTGTGCATACTGTCACAATGCCCACAATGACCGTCGCAGCGGCGGCCGACTATTACGATGAGCTAACATTCTATTACAATTGCGAGACAGGCGCGCGCACTGGCCAGATATTGAGCATTGATATTTACCAGGAGCCGCAGACATCACCGCTCTCAGCCGGTCTCGATGAGCGATCAGCCGCAGCGCCGCACGACACAGACGAGGACAACGACCTCGGACTGGCAGCGCAGCCTATCGGCGGCGATGTGCTTGCTGGTGGCTACAGTCTAAACGCTGCACTCGGCAAGGCGCTGATTGACACGATGAACGCCGTCGACCAACGGCCGCGAGCCGTGCAGGCATGGAGCGCGCGACTAGACACAAACAACGCAGAGCTAGGCGCACAGGAGGATCACGAATACATCAACCTACCAGCACACCCGATTGTGCGTCAGGCGGTCAAGCAACAGTTCTTTACTGTTATGGTTTACGCCGAGAACACCAGCGCGACCAAAGAGGCAAGGATCCCTATCGTTTGCAGCGACTCGGCATCAAGATTCGGTCAAGGTCTAGGCCGACGCACGGCCATCATCACAATACCAGCTAACACGGCAGCCGCTTGGTATGAAGACACCATCGAGGTTGCTGACGAGGAGCGACTGCGGTCATCCACTGCGCACAGTTGCCACGTCGGCACGTTTGCGGCTGAAGATTTTGATGGTGTAGACTATGCGCCAACGACTGATGTGCGCATCTTCGGATACAGCTTTTGGGGTTCGACATGAAGCTCTCAGACAACTTCTCGCTTAGTGAGTTTAGATGCAAAGATGGAAGCGATGTGCCGGCCGAGCACATGGATTCGGTCCGCGAGCTTGCCGAAAACTTGCAAGTGTTTCGCGATGCAATCGGTAAGCCTGTCAGAGTTATCAGCGGCTATCGTTCACCGGAGTACAACAAGAAAGTCGGCGGTGTTAAGCGCAGCCAGCATGTACTCGCAAAGGCCGCAGACATTCAAGTCGCAGGCGTCTCACCGCTAGAGGTGAGAGATCTTATTATTTCACTAATTAAACAAGGCAAGATGAAGGCTGGCGGCGTCGGCATTTACTCTAGCTTTGTGCACTATGACATCCGAGGCCGTAACGCTCGGTGGGGTTCCTATAAATGAAAGTCAACAACATCACGTTGCAGCTGTCGCAGATTGTGGCGCTTATATCTGCTGTCGCGGTCGGCTCGTCAAAGATGACAGCCATAGAGGCAAAGGCTTCGCAGGCACAGGCCGAGGTGACAAGCCTTAAGGCCGAATTAACCGATGTGCGCAAAGCGATGCAAGAGCACCGCGAAATACTTGCTCAGGTGCAAGGTGACGCGCGCGCTATCCTTCATCTACTGAAGCTCAAGTCGGTGTCGCCATGAGATTCATTGCTGCACTGTTGACCGTTCTTATCTTCGCTGCGAGCCCTCGCGGCATGGTGGCCGAAATGCGCATCGCGGGGCCAGCGGATGCTGGCCCTGCTGACGGCGCGGCAGACGCAGCACAGCCAGCGGACGGCGGCGTTGATGCTGTTGTGCCGTGCATTCGCACTGAGCAGAAGAAGCAGAACGGCAACGCAAAGCGGCTGGCGTTCAACATGAAGAAAATCAAAGCAATGCTTAGAAAAAACAAAGGGGCACAAAATGGACCTGTTAAACCAAGCAACGATTAAAATCATGGCGCTCTCAGCCGTGGGCACCTACGGCGTTTTGGAAGCCATCAAGCCAATGATCAAGCGCTTCTCGCCGGACAGCTGGCAGCGGCTGTGTGTGCGTCTCGGAAGTCTAGCTCTCGGCGCTGGATGGGGCTTTTCGCTGGACATGAGCGCCAACGGTGCAATCGTTGGTGTCTGCGGTGCTGCTCTGTCGTCCACAATCGTTGCAGCTGTAAAGCGGGTGATGCGTGCACGCGCTTCTTGATTACATCCTGCTGGTTGTCGGCTCGCTTTGCATTGGCGGGTTCGCTGTTCGCAAGCTGCTGTCTAAGTCGCCAGACTTGCAGCAGGTCAGCGAGGCGGTGGCTAAGCAGGCCGAAGAGGTCAAGGTGCAGCAAGTCAAGCAAGCAGAGCACGACCACAAAAAGACGGCTGCAATCATCGATTCAGAGGTTAAGAAAATCAACGCGGCAGGGCTTACCAAGCTGGCCGACCTGCTCAACGATAAGTTCGGCAAGTGATACACGCGGCCATCATCATCGCGCTGCTGCAACCGTCAGAGGCTTGCGAGGGCGCGCGACCGCTGGAGATATGGCGACCAGCGCCATGCTCAGGTCTCTTGATCTCGACATCGCAGGCGCGCGAAGCGCTCAAATGCAAGGTTGAGCTTCTGCCCAAGTGCGAGGCAGACAGAAAGCGAGATGTTGCTATTCTGCAAGCACAGGTTGACGAGCTTCTAACAAAAAACGCAGCCAACGAAGCACTTATAAAAGCAAGCAAGCCGGACGGGTTTTGGCTTCCGGTTGTGCTCACAGCTGGCAGCTTTGCCGCTGGCTTGGTCATCGGGTTCGCAGCAGGGCTTTAGGACACAACATGACAGACTGGCAGCTTTACGAGGAAGCGGCCGAGGCATACGAACGACTAGGCAGCTTTCGCAAGGCTGCTGATGAGCTTGGTGTGCATCACTCGACCATCATAAAAAGAGTGCGCGCTTTTAACGCTGGAGAGCAGAAGCAGGGCAGCGCTGCCACAGAGCGCAAGTCTGTCGATGTTAAAGCAGACGGAGACACGCGCATTGTCACAGGTAAGGGCTTCAGAAGTGTAGAAGACCTACTCGAAGCGGCAGGCATATCTGAGAGTGACGGGTGGGTGGTAGTCAAGCACATGCTCAACAGCTGGGAGGCGCTAGCGAAGGATAATCAGGTTGTGCAGCTCTATCAGGTTAAGGCATGGCTAGAGCGCGCTCCATCGTTCTTTGTTAAACCTGTTAAGTGTAACCCGCTGCCGAGACAGAAAAGCGCGGCGGATTCGGACCTCAAATGCACGCTTGTCATTCCAGACAGCCAACACGGGTTCATCAGACACGAAGACGGCACGCTTGAGCCGATGCACGACAGGCGCGCGGTAGACATCGCGATTCAGATGGCGCGGATGCTATCCGGGCAGATTGACGAGATAGTGCTAATGGGTGACATGCTTGACCTTGGCCCATTCTCGCGGTGGTCATCTGAGCCGGGTATCAGGTTTGTCACACAGCCAGCGCTCGTTGAGGTGCATTGGATGATTGCGCAGCTTCGTCTGGCAGCACCGCACGCGCGCATTGTTTACCTTGAAGGCAACCACGAGCTGCGCATCGAGAAGCAGCTCAAAGAGTTTGCAGCGGGTGAGCTGTTGAACATCCGGCCAGCTGACACGCTCGAAGCACCACCGGTCTTGTCGATTCGCTCACTGCTTGCGCTCGATGCGCTTGATTGTGAATACGTGCAGCCATACGGCGCGCCTCATTGGTGGCGCGGCGTTAGGTTCCAGCACGGCCACCTCGCAAGGCCGCGCGGCAAGACAGCGGCCGCATATCTTGCAAATGCCACATCTAGTACAGTGTGGGGTCACACGCACCGGCTAGAACTGGCCATGCGCACGCTTGACACGCCAAAGGGCATACGCCAGATGACTGCGATGAGTCCGGGTTGTTTGTGCCGCACAGACGGCGCTGTGCCGCACTCAGGCGGAAGCTCACCGCTAGACTGGCAGCAGGGTCTCGGCGTCATATGGTCGAACGATAGAGACGACAACCGCTTCGAGCTGATACAAATCATTGACGGCAGGGCAGTCTATCAAGGGCGAGAGCTTGTTGGTGATGACAGAATCGAAGAGCTGCGGCGGTCAACCGGCTATCCGTTCTAATTGCGCATTCGTCCGCGAGTTGAAAAGATAAAAGCGCAACCGTGGAGAGCTGCTTTGACCTACAAGAAAACAGGCGACCTTAAGGCTAGAGTGCGTCGATTCTGGCTCAAGTCAGATACAATGATTCTAGCGCAAGTGCTTGTTAACAGCATTCAGAAGCGCGCATTTATGGATGGGCTAGGCGCTAACGATAGGCCGCACAAGCGGTATTCTACCAAGCCTATATACATCTCAAATAAGAGCAAGACTGCGCGAAGACTTAAGCCGAAGGGCGGCGTCAAAACAAAGAAAGGTAGATTCTACGAGGGCGGATATCGCCAATATAAGATGCAAAGCCAGAAGAGTAGCGGCAAGGTGAATCTGACGCTTAGCGGCAGGCTTCTGCGCTCTATCCGAATCACACAGAGCAGAAGATTTACGGCAAAGGTCGGTATGACGGGCAGCGCGAAAGTTTACGGCCGATTTGTTGACCAGCGGCGGCCGTTTATGGGGATAAGCAAGAAGGACAGCGAAGCTATCCGGGCCGTATTTAATGACTTGCTTAAAGCAAGGCTCGCAGGCCGTCGGGCTTCCATTGTTAGCGCCGGCAGTACGTCGAGGGCATACTGATGTCGACCGCGTTTATCGACATGGTGAACCACGTTGTTAAAAGCGTGGAGCAGCCGCCGGCCGGAAGTCTTGCAGCGTTCACGCAGTACAGACCGGGCATGTTTCGCAGCGTAGACCGTACACCAGGCAGCCGCTTGCCGCTAGAAGAGATGGTCGGTCAGTCGCGAGTCTTCGAGATTGATATACAAAATCGCGAGACCGAAGAGGTGAGGCTCGGCGGCGTTGCGCCGCTCGGTTACACGGACACGCTGTCTGTTTTGATACGATACGAGGCGGCAGGGCGACACGACAGAATGCAGGTCTTGAGCGAGTTAGTCACAGATCAACAGTTTGTTGTCGATGCGATTATGCGCAGTAACTGGCCAAGCGTGACAGGGCTTGTAAGCCTGATGGCTACGGCTGGAAATATTGAAAGATTTGAATTAGGCGACGCTCAGGGCAATGCTGTCTTTGAGGGTTACATTATCGAGGTGGTTATCGCCGCTTCATATGACATATAGAGAGGGTAACTATGGCTGGCAAATCATCTGCGATTTACAGTGTACAGGTCGCCACGTCAGTAAGCGGCGGCGGTGACCAAGATTCTAATTTCCTACCACAACCCACGCTCGGCGGGTTGACCTATGTAGGAATGGCAACGACAGAAGCAACAGTCGGCAGCTTTGCCGCTGACGAACTGTTCCACGAGCAAAACTTCGGCCGCTCGACACCAGGCAGCGACGAGCTTGCAGCCATCGGCGTCCGCAACCTGTCAGGGTCTACGAAGTTCGGCGCGCCCAACGGTGAGTTTATCCGCGTTATGTACCCAGACAGCATCACGCTTGAGCATCGTTTTAAGACTTCAGGCGGTGCCGACCCAGAGAGCCACGCATATGGCAAGGTTTTAGGCAGCTCTTATGCGCTCTACAAGCCATCGGAAAACACGCTGACTTGTTCAGATGATGGCGCAGCGGACGGCACAACAATCGTTGTGCCAGCGGCTAACGTTACAAGCAGCGGGCTAAAAGTGGGCGCACCTATACGATACCGCTCATCCACGAGTCACTTGCACGAATACGCCATTGTCACCGACATTGCGGCTGCTGTTGGCCTAGACCAGACAATTACAGTTCACCCACGCTTCAGTAGCCAAATCACAAACACAGAAGACGTTGAGCTGTGCTTCGCGTTCTATCCGGTTGTTGGCACATCTGACACTCGTCTGCTCGAAGACTTCCACATGATCTTCGACATGGGTGGCAGCGGCTCAGACGCGACTGTGCGCCGCATGGCTTCGCTGTGCCGATGCAGCGGGTACAGCCTGACGCAAGACAACTTCGGCACCAACTTGTCAATGAATGTTCGGCCGGCGTGCATGGTTCCAGATAGCGAGTCAAACGCGGCGACCATCACAACTAACGAGCCGCCGGGCGACGTGTTGCAGCACCGATTCGGCTGTCGCGTCGACTTATCCGACAGCATTACAGGTGTTAGCGCACCGGCATCGGGCACACGCAGCAACTTGCCAAACTTCGATTGGCAGGTTGAGGTCACAACTGACCTAACACCGAGCAGCCCAGACACGCGCGGCATTTTGCAAGCTGACGCGATGGAGATTAACAACTCGACTTGCGTTGTCACTATCACCAGCGAGAACGACGAGACCTTGCAGCGCATGATTGCGAAGAACGAGCGACGCACGCTCATCTTGGGAATGGGTCCAGCGAGCAGCAGCGGCGGGCAGGGTGGCGCTTTTATCGTCATGAATGCTGGCCGTAACGACGGCGCTGCCAACCCAGAAGGCGGTGACGGCAACCGCATTCAGCAGAGCACGACGCTTCGCGCAATCGCTGAGTCTGGCATCTGCGACACATCCGGTCTGACTGGCGACGATTTGCGACTCGCCCAAGCTCCATTCCTTCTAGCGCTCCCACGCAGCGTGTAGTAATGTTTGGCGGCATCCATCACAGGGGGTCGCCATGCTTCGCAAAGTTCTCACCACTGACGAGCCGGTTCGCTTTCTCTTGTTGAGCGACCCGGCTGTCTTCGAGGCCCAGCTTGTGGCCGCTCGATTGCAACTTGAATCAGAACTAGAAAAGCCGAGCGACGGCATGGTCGACATGCTTATCGATGTCATCGGCGCAGTCGCCGGCAATAACGTTAACCACGTATTCGCATTGCAGGCAGCGCGCGAGGGATTCGCAGGCTTTATTAAAACATTCGTGAGCAATGAGGCCGACCAAAAGACAGCGGACGAGAAATTCAGAGAAGCACTAAACGACAGAGAGCTGCGTGAGGCGATGGCGTTCATTCGAGCGCAGGCAGCTGTTAACATGTATCGCGAGTCACTAGACGTTAACGACCTGTGCGACCCCGACCCAGCTGACGCGACATGGGTGACCTGTCGAGCGCTTACGCGGCAAGAGATAAGGCTGACAGAGCAGAAGGCAGGCACGCGTCCAAGGCTCGGCGCTATGCTATATTCACAGTGCGTGGACGCGGCAAGAAAAGCCAGCCGCAACGGTGAAGATGCAGCCATTGCATATGCGCGACACCTTGCATCATTCGACAAAAAAGAGATGCAAGAGGTTGAGAAGTTCGAGCTGTGGCAAGAAGCAGCTGACCGGCTCGTCTCGGAGGCCGGGCTTTTAAATGTCGATGGCTTTGACTTCAAGCCAGATGGCGGCAAGTTTCCTGTTGATGAGTTTTCGCGTCAGGTTGTCGAGGGTCATGAGGTGCTGTCCGAGATGGCAAAGAATATTCGGCAGATATCATCACTGGGAAAACCGCAGAGCTTATCATCGCACTCACCGTCTGGCATCGTCGAACAAGACGCAGAGGCCTAGCCATTAGCGAGGGCTGGCAGTGCGCGCAGTGCACAGGCTCGCCCGGCAAACCGGCTGTTGACGGGTTGATAAGCGAACGCGGAGAGTGCGGCAAGGCTTTCAAGAAGACGCTGGCAGGCGCGAGACCAGAGCGCACATGGTGCAGGTTTAACGCGAAGTACATCGATGTGGGCTATCGAGTGAACGTTGAGCGCATCCTCGGTGAGTCTATGCCTAGCGAGCTGCTGTCAGGATTCAGAAGCGACAAGCCTGATGATCTTGGTGTGTTCGATTGGGTCAGCGTTAACAAGTGCCCTATCGCAGCAGTGGACCCCGGTTGCCCTAATCCAAACCCAGCACTATGGCTTGACGACTTAAGCGGATATACTGGCTACGTTAGCAACAAGCTTCCGCATAGCTGGCTACCTCAAAAGCCAACCGATGTCTTGGCCC